TCCCCATCGAAGACAGGATAGCAGCATGAGGCGCAGGGGCTTTCTCGGGTTTCTTGGTGGTGCTGCCGTAGCGGGTCCGTCGATGGCGAAACAGGCCGTAGCCGCGACACTTTCCGACATGAGCGTTGCAGCGCTGTCGGGGGGTGTGTTGGACCAGGGCCTATCTCAGCCAATAGGCGGCTTTGCCAGCACCTCGGGCCATTTGGAATGGGCCGCCACGCAACTCGCCAAGATCGGGATGAGGACGGCTGAGCAGCACGCTTATCATGCTCGTCGGCAGGCAGTAGTTACGCTGGACCCAGACCTCGCCGGCTACCGCTCAATGGCGCTGCACCAGAAGCTCAGCATCCAGCGAGAACGCAACTACTGGCGCGGCCTCGAACACGAGCGCGGCTACCTGCAGGCGACAATTGCGGGATGGTTCGAATGATCGCGGTGACGGGTAAAGCCTCCAGTGCATGGAACAAGCGTGAATATGTGGCGAGGCAACTGTGCCGCGCCGATGGGAAAAGCTGGGACCGCCTGCCGAATATCTCAACGCTCTGGTTTCGCGACAAGATGCACTACCGGGCGATGGCGGATCGAGCAATTAGCGCGGCACGGTTGTGGGACGTAAATAACGACTACCGGTCCTACATCGCCCACCTCCCCTCCAAAGGGAACAAGGAATGACGGAGACACCGAAGATCAAAGGTCCGTACAAACGTCCCTCGCGTCTCAAGGCCATCGTCCCGCTGGAGTTTGACTACACTCCGGGCCGCGTCGGTCGCAGCGCCTACCGCGCCAAACCTCGGCCACTCCGGGACCTGTTCGAGCTGAGAAACAAACTCAGGCCAACCACCTAGACTAGCACATCCACCAACCCAGGGGCGCAATACGATGGGTAAGCCAAAGACCAAGGAACGACAGACCGAGATCGGCCCTGACATTCGCGGGGTATGGGTGGAGGCGCCACTAAAGACATGGGCGCAGACACTGCACGAGCTGGAGGCTGGTATCCCGCAGGCGGGCCGCGAACGGGTCGCGCTTGACCGCAGGACGCTCATGGGCGGGTTCTGCCGCTTCCATGGTACCGAAGCACAGGAAAAGGCTGCGGCCCGGTTTAAGGCCATCTATGAGCGCAGCCAGGTTGGCGGGGCAAAGGCAGTAGATCCATCTCGCGAGCCCGTCGATGGCGGCGGCATCAACCCGGAGTCGGTGATTGAGATCGGGGCAGATGCACGCTCGGCCTACAATCGGCTGTTCAACCACTTCGGCCGCGATGACATGCGCCGGCTTGAGTTCGTCATCATCGGCGACCATGGTCCAACTGCCTACGCGCGCTGGCGCTATCGTGACCGGGCGCCTGATGGCAGGGCAATTGGCAGGGCTTCTGTGGAGCTTCGTGGGCTCGTGGACGTGCTGGCTGTGCGTCTCGGATATCAGAACCTGAAGTGCGCTTGACATCTGCCGTGAATTTGGAGACAAAAGAGCACGGTCGCTTCGTGTGACTGATTTGCGGCCCCGTGGTTTGACCTCCTGCGGGGCCTTTTGTTTTCGCCGCGAACTTCGAATGCCAGCGGCGGCAACGCGGACGCCCGATGCCGTTGACACAAACCGAACAGGGCACGAAGTCACTGGCTCAAAAATGAGCCGGTAGCGTGCGAGGCGCGAGTAGCTCTCAATCCTCGAAGTCGTTCCGGTACGGCGAGCTGCTGAGCGCCAGCATAATCCGCTCATAGCTTCACAGCCTCTGACCCGGAGGCAGAACGCGGTGTGATGGTCCACCGAGGGCAACTAACAATGCCCGCCACGCTTCGGCGCACCCGGTGGGCTACTCATCTGGCGGCAGCACGGATGGACGTGCAATCTGGTGGGAGCAAGCTGCTTTACGGCAGTAAGACGGGATTAGAGCGCCCGTGAATTGTGGGTTTGGTTCTCACACGTCCCAGGGAAACCCAATAGCCGGTATCAAGCCCGGCTCGCCAGTATCCCCCTATACCAGAGCAGGCAGAGCGAGGGCAGCCCATGCGCATTCCGCTATTCAAAAGGGATGAGCGTCCGAAGGTCGTGGGGGACAGGCTTGAAGCCGTTGCGGGCCACGGCACGGATATCGGCAACGGGCTGAAGATGTTCACGGCCCAGGCGGCGAACGAAGTGCTTCGGCACTGCCGCATCGGCCGTATTTGGCAGAAGTAGTAGAACAAACGTATCGCCGAATGCCAATGCCTCACGGGCTGGCAGGAATAGCATTCCAAAACTCTCAGCCAATTAGCCGATCTGTCGCTTGCGACCCCGGCGGAGGCTCTACGACATGGCAGCAAGAACTAACCTGCGGCAGCAGGACTCGACCCGCGCCGCAATCCAGACCAGTCAGCTCGTAAATCGCTTGCAGGACTTTGCCTTAGCCAAGCCAGGCGTCGACATAGACGCGAACAGGCTCAAGGCGATCGAAGTGCTGCTACGCAAGTCGTTGCCCGATCTCTCGACGGTCACGCATACTGGCGACCCCGATAACCCGGTCACGATCACATCGATCCAGTTGGTGGCGCCGGGCGCATGACCACAGTGCGGGTTGAACTCCCGCCAAAGCTGATCCCAGTCTTTGCGGGTGAGGCGGATGTGCGGGGCGCATACGGCGGTCGCGGTTCTGCCAAGACGCGATCATTCGCGAAGATGACCGCGGTTCGCGCCTACATGTGGTCGAAGGCGGGGCGTGAGGGCATCATCCTCTGCGGCCGGCAGTTCATGAACTCGCTGGACGAGTCGAGCCTCGAGGAAATCAAGGCGGCCATCAAGTCGGAAGACTGGCTGCTCGATCACTTCGATATCGGCGAGAAGTACGTACGCACCAAGGACGGCCGCGTCTCGTACAAGTTCACGGGGCTGGACCGCAACGTCGACAGCGTGAAGTCGAAATCGCGCATCCTTCTGTGCTGGGTCGATGAGGCTGAGCCTGTCACCGAAGAAGCCTGGATGAAGCTCATCCCAACGCTTCGCGAGGAAGACAGCGAGCTGTGGGTTACATGGAACCGGGAGCGCAAGAGGAGCGCCACCAATCTCCGCTTCGGGGCGTCGGCCGATCCGCGCACCAAGATCGTAGAGATCAACTGGCGCGACAACCCGTGGTTCCCGGCCATTCTCGACCGCGTTCGCATGAAGGACAAGGTTGAGCGCCCAGACCAGTACGACCACGTTTGGGAGGGCGCGTTCAAGACCGTTGTCGAGGGTGCCTATTACGCCAAGCAACTGACAGCAGCGAAAGAGCAGGGCCGCATCACTGTGGTGCCTGAAGATCCGCTGTTCACCATTCGCATTCACTGTGACATCGGCGGCACGGGCAAGAAGGCAGACGCCTTCACGATGCAGGCGGATCAGTTCGTCGGCAAAGAGATACGCGTCCTGAACTACTACGAGGCGCAAGGCCAGCCGATCGGCCATCACCTCGATTGGCTAAGGCGCAATGGATACGGGCCGGGCAGGGCGATCATCGTCCTTCCGCATGATGGCGACACACACGACAAGGTTTTCGACGTTTCGTACAAGAGCGCCTTCGAGGCCGCCGGGTACGAAGTCGAGATCATTCCTAACCAGGGCACAGGCGCGGCAATGATGCGCGTCGAGGCTGGGCGGCGCTGGTTCCCGCGCATCTGGTTTAACGAAGCTACCACTGGCCCGCTGCGCGATGCGCTCGGCTGGTATCACGAGAAACGCGACGAGCAGCGCAGCATTGGTCTTGGTCCCGAGCACGACTGGGCCAGCCACGCTTCGGATGGGTTTGGGCTGATGTGCGTCGAGTACGCAGAGCCGAGCAACATCCTGATGCCTCAGGTTGATAACGGATGGGTGCGCTGATGATCGATAGCGACGGCCCGGGCGGGACAGCCACGGCGCTCACTAAGGAACTGTTGGATAGCTTCATGCAGTCGTCGCTCGGCGCACTTAGCCCAACGCTGATCATCGCCTCGTCCTACAGTAAGTCGGTATTTTCCGTCATCGCCACAGCCGAAACAGAAGCATGGGACTGGCGCCGCACCAAGCGTGAGCTTCGCCGCATCGGCCTGAAGCGGAAGGGTGTTCGCCGTCCCTATCATAAGCGAGCGCTCGATGGCTGATATCGAAGTCGAAGACAGCGAACTCAGCGCCATCGTCGCGTCTGAAATCCGCTCGGCTCAGATGTTCGACCAGTCCAAGCGCACGCTGGCTATCGAGTATCAGCGCGGCGAAATGAACGACCTGCCGGCCCGCGTCAACGGCTCATCGCAGACCGATCGTACCTTTGCCGATGCGTTGGCGTGGACACTGCCCGGCACGGTTCGTGTGTTCACCGCCTCCGACCAGATGGTCCAGTTCGAAGCCACTCAATCGGGTGGCGAGCAGGGCGCCGAAGAGGCCAGCGAGTATACCAACTACAGCTTCTTTCGTGAGAACGACGGCTATCGCATCCTCTACAACGCGACCTATGACAGCCTGCTCATGGGCAACGGCGCTGCTTGCTCGTACTGGTGCCCTGAGGAAGCCAAGACCAAGCTGTTCAAGGACAAGACGGCTGAAGAGTTGGCCGTGCTGCTGGAGGAAGGCTGGACGGGGACAGGCGTAGAGCCGAAGCCTGGCGCGCCTCGCATGGTCGAGACCGACATGGGGCCAATGGAGGAGCCGACTTACACGGTTCGTCTGCAGATGGTCACCAAGCGCGGCCAGATCAAAGACATGACGCTAAAGCCGGAGAACCTGCTGCTCAACAGCACGGCGACCCAGATTGGCGAGCGCTTTAGCGCCTACCTGCACGACGACAAGACCCGCTCCGATCTCATGGACATGGCCGACGAGTACGGCTGGGACAAGGAAGAGATCGAGGAGCTTCCGGCCTATCGTGGCAGTTCATCGCCAAGCGAAGTCAGCAATGCCCGCCGGTTCGATGACCCGATCACCGACAGTTCTCCGGTCAAGTCGGGCGATCTGGTTGATCTCTACGAGTGCTACATCCGCGTCGACAAGGACGGCGATGGTGTCGCTGAGCTGCTGCAGGTCTGGTACGCGGGTAATGCCGGCGGCGGCAAGGTTCTGAGCTGGGACGAATGGGAAGACGATGTCCCGTTCACAGACATCCCCTGCTACCCGATCCCGCATAGCTGGGTCGCTGAAAGCCTGTTCGACCGCACAGCCGACATTCAGCGCGTGAAGACCACGCTGCTGCGGCAACTGCTGGACAATACCTATGCAGTTGGCCTGCCGATGCAGGAAGTGGAAGAGGGCTCGGTCCTCAACCCTGACGCCTTGGTGAACAAGCGCTTCGGCGGGCTGCTGTGGAAGAAGAAGAGTTCGGCCCCCATCGTTGACCATGTCACCCCTTTCATTGGCGACAAGCTGATGATGGGCCTGCAGTACATGGACGAGATGGTTGCCAAGCGCACCGGCATCTCGCGTACCACCATGGCGCTCGATCCCGAGGCGCTGCAGAACCAGACGGCGACTGCCGCGGCTCAACAGCGTGACGCCGGCTATTCGCAGATCGAACTCATCGCCCGCAACCAGGCTGAGCTTGGATGGGCAAAGTTCTTCGCCAAGCGTCGCAACCTCGCCAAGAAGTACATCAAGGACCCGATCAAGATCCCGTCGCGCAATGGCGATGTGGCAGAAGGGCAGGATGGCGCTCCGGACTCGAAATATCGCACGATCCAGCCTGAAGCGTGGTCGGACGATATGGCCTGCACCATCAACGTAGGGCTGGGTACCGGCTCGCGCGACCGCGACATGGCGATGCTCAATACGATCCTTAATGGACAGATTGCCATGGCGGATCGGCTCGGGGCTGCCGGCTTCACGGCGAAGGCCATCGAGTTCATGCCGAAGATCCGCAAGACCGCGGTGGAGATGGCGGAAAGCTCGGGTCTGAAGAACCCTGACGACTATTACCCGCCGATCAACGACGAAGAAGTACAGGCGATGATCGAGCAGGCGAACCAGCCGCCCCCGCCTGATCCCGCTCTCCAGATCGAGCAGATGAAGGGCGAGAACGCCAAGCAGCTAAAGCAGGTCGACGCGGAAGTGTCGATGCAACAGGCGCAACTGAAGGCCGAAGGCGACGTGGTGAAGAACCAGGCCGAACTGGATGCGGATCTCGCAACCAAGGAAGCCGATAGGCAGAACGCACTCATCCTCCAGCAGCAGCAGGCGGCATTCGAACTCGAGAAGCAGGCGCGCGATCATGCGTTCCAGTTGCAGCTCGAGCAGATGAAGATGGCAAACGCTGCTCATATCGCTTCGATGAAGCCTCAACCAAAGCCGAGCGGCAAGCCCGCATAGGAGAGCCACGATGGCTAACTATTCGACGGACGCATTCAGCGCGGTGGCTACGTTCACCCCGGCGGCAAGCTCGCACGTGGCGAACGACGCGAACGGCGCTGCGCAGGAATTTGCGCTCAAGGATCGTAACGGGACCACGCCTGGCTCCGGGTCGCACATAATGATCACCAGTGCGGCATTGGAGATCGATGGCGGCACTGCAGAGGCCACGGCATGGCGCCTTTACTTGTACAGCGTGACGCCTCCTTCCGCGTATGCTGATGATGCTGCATGGGATCTACCATCAGGTGACCGTGCGTCGTTCCTCGGCTTTGTCGATCTTGGCACGGCTGTTGATCTCGGCTCCACCCAGTGGGTTGAGACCAACATCATCAACAAGCAGATCAAGCTCGCTGGCACGTCGGTGTTCGGCTATCTCGTGAACCTGACGACGCTGACGCCGGCTGCAGTGGCCCACATGGTCACGCTGCACGCCGTTGGGCTGTGATGCTCCCGCCGTTCCCGGTGCTGTTCGCGACACCAGAACTGCGCGGGCTCGGTGCCGTGGGCCTTCTCGGCTCGGCAACCGCTGCCACCTACGACCCAACCACGGG